CTGCGACGGGCAGTCCGAAGATCGTAGCCCGTGCGAAGTTCTGAGCCACAACGCTCAAAGGCTTCTTCCACGACCTCAGAGAGATCGAGGTTGAATACAGCGGTGCCTGAAGTTGCCATTTAGCGGAACCTTGCAGTTTTCTTGGCTACGGCCTTGGGTTGGGCTACGAACTGCTTGCCGGAGGCTTTGCCTGCTCGTTTTGCTCGGGTTGTTGCTGCGTACTCTTGGGGGGAAAGACTTTTGATCGCAGCCTCTGGAAGATACCTTTCACCCGTGTCAGAAGATCGTTTACCACTTTTGGTTCTCCATTTCTGAGCGGTCCAGTCCTTCAAGGATTGCTGCGGCTTCTTAGTCACGGTAACCGCCGCCCTTTTCCTTGTACTTCTTCGCCAGGAGTTGGGCCTTGCGAGCCGACCACTGACCTGCCGCCGTGCCTTGGGTAGCGGAAGACTTGATCTGTTCGAACAACTTCTTCCGCATCCCAGGCTTGGTGTAGTTGCCTGCCGCGTTTACCTTGGACTTGGCTTCGCCACCCTCGGCGTACTCCGTGAAATCCGTGTTGTCACGGCGCTGCTTGACGACCCCTTTGGGCATCTTGGCGGGGTTGATACAACCCATTCCACGGCTGGCTCTCATACCATCTTTCCGCGAGTCTTACCCTTCGTGCAGCATCCATCTGCCGCACGGGTATAGCCACCAGAAGCCATCTTCTTCGGAGAAGGAAGATCGCCGGGCATCAAATCGCGGGGCAATTTCTCACCCTTGGGCGTCTTGACCTTGCCAATCTTCTCTTCGGTGAAGACGTTACGGTCTTCGCGCTCTTGCATCCGCTTCATCTCGGCGGCTGTGGGGGGAACAATCAACCCCCGTCCTGCTCCTGCTTCAGCCATGATCAGCACTTTCCGCCCATAGCCATCTTCACTTGCATGCCACGGGTCTTGCCACGCTGGGCGCAACCATCAGCCTGCTTGTGACCAGCGGCCAAACCGCCTGCGGCCATCTTGACTTCCATGCCGCGAGTCTTGCCCTTCTTGGCAATGCCATCGGCTTGCTTGTGACCAGCAGACAGACCGCCACGGGCCATGCCCTTGGCTTCGGCCATCTCATGCTTGATCATGGACTTAGGAGCGCCCTTCTTCTTCATAAAGGCGATCTCTTTGCCAACCATCTTCTTGGATTCCATTTCGCCACCTCCGGCAAATTTGCGGCCCTTGTCGGCCTTCAAGAACTCTTCCCCAACGGATTGGGGCACTCCTGCTTTCTTGGCGAACTTGGGGTTGTTAGCCACCGCCGCCATGAACCTATGCTGTTTTCCGCTAACCGAGGGCACTTCGTTGCTCCTTCATGTATGCGTCCAACTTGCCTTCTAAACGATCAAGTCTGTCGAGCACCCGGTTGATGTCGTGGTGTACGTCCGATCTCGTGACGTACTCCTTGGCAACCTCTTCCCGGGTTCGGTTCAAAAGAATCTGCACACGCTGCAACTCATCCCAGTTGGTCTTGATGATCCACAAGATCACCGCAGACACAAAAGAGAGGATCGCGTTCCAAAGCATCATCTCCATTTCAACAATTCCATGCACGCAAGGATTTGTTAATCCTCGAATTCGGATCGTTTGCGGTCTTTGCGCTCGTTAACTTCTTTTTCATCCCTTTCATACGGGCGCAAAAAGAGTCTCGGCGTGGACCGCCCTCCGGCTGAGGTGCCTTCAGACCCGGCTTCCCTGGATTCGCGGCGTTGTAGGAGGCTCGCCCCTTGGCGTTCAAGCCGCCCTTGGGGTTCTTCCCTTCCTTGCGCTGCCATGCCGGGGTCTTAGCCATAAAAGATCGTCGTGGTGACGTTGCTGACCAAGCCAACGTAAATACCGTTCTCGGCCAGGATGCCCTCACCGGGAATGATCACGTTGAACGCTGTCGGGTTGTACGAGTCGGCCTCCAGCAAGAGGTCAGCGTACATGGTTACTGCAGGGCTTCCAGTGATGGTGCCCGAAGCAGTATCCGTAACCGTGAACGTGTTGGCGTTGGACACCGTCACAGAGTACACGTTGGTCGTCGCCGTGCCGCCCGTGCCTGCCGAGAAAGACAGCCACACGCGGTCGCCAGTGGCAAGTCCGTGCGCAGTGATGGTCACCGTGACTGTATTGGTCGAACGACCGTACGTGCCGGTCTGGGCCAGATTGTTGGCGTACACCGTGTTGCGCGTGGCAGCACTGGCATTGGCCGAAACAATCGCACCCTTGAGACGCGTACGGTAGGTGACCGCTACACCAGACGCAGCCATGTGCGCTGATTTAACGTCGTATTGCATCGCCATGATGCGCTCCTATTAGGTAGCGGTGGTGATGGCAATCCAAGCAGACGCGCCGCGCACATAGATGCGGTCGTTGGTGGTGGTGCCGTCAGTACGCAGGTAAAGCGAACCCTGAGCAGCCGTCACGGTGGGGGCACCGGAGCCAACAAAGACGCCCAAGTTTGCAGTGGAGGACATCAGAACTGCCGACATGCCGCCTGCTGCGGGAGCCGTGCCGCTGTCAGCGGTCAGATTGCCCGTGGCAGAAACAGAAGCTGCAGTAACCGTGGTAGCGGTGACAGCGCCAGTAACAGCACCAACAAAACCATTATTGGATACAACTGGCCCGCTGAAGGTCGTGGTTCCCATGTGGAACGCTCCTCAAATTGCGCTTGCTGTCTCTGAGGTCAGTCCGCCAAGTCGGTCAGCAAGCAGGTTGAAAATCTTGGGACTGTGTTGAATATAGGCCAAAAAGAAAGGGGGCACAAGGCCCCCTTTCCCGATTTCCGACGCTGATTAGGCGCCAGCAGAACCCCAGATTCCCAGGGGATCAGACCAGCCGAACGAATAACGCTCGCGGGCCTTGTAGCGCACGTTGCCGGTGTCGAAGTCACCGTCCATCGAGGTGCCCATAGCGACACGCTCGAAGTGCTTCAGACCGTTGGGCACGTCCGTGGTCAGGAACCAGGCGTTGACGTCGGTCAAGAAGTGGTTGACGGTGAAGCCGCCGGGGATCGCACCCATCTGCTTGATAGCGTTGATGTCGTTATCAGCAGTGGCCACGCGCAGTTCGGTGTCAAGCAGACGCTTGGCAACGAACATCAGGCTGGGCGGAATGACCAGCTTGACCGGCTTGGCGGCGATCAGCAGACCGCGTTCGTCCGTCCACGCAGCGATTTGAATCACAGCGTTTTCGAGCGACGTCTCGTTCAGGTCAACGGCAACAGACGGGCTGTTGTAGTTCACACCACCGGAAACCAGGGGGTGACCCACGCGAGCAGCCGAGGAGTTGACGCCGAACAGCGACACGCCGTCACCACCGGGGTAAGCGCCGTTGAAGCCGTTGTTCAGAACGGCAGCGGCCTTAACCTGCTTGGTGTAGGACATCGCACGGGCCAGAGCCTTGGTGTAGCGGGCAGACAGACTGTCATACAGGTTGTCTTCCACTGCTTCCTCGGTGATCGAGAAGCCAAGGGCGATAGTCTCGTGGTTGTAACGAGCGGTGAAGGCTTCCTGCGCATTGTCATACGCGATGGCCTGACCTTCGTTCTTCACCGGAGCGGCACTGAAGCCAGCCAGCTTGGTTTCTTCTTCAAAGGAACGCTCGGACTTTTCAGTCTCGTAGATTTCCTTGTGTTCTTCGCCGTAGCGAGCGTACTCCATGCCGAACAGGGCGTTCAGACCGGGCAGGAGTTCCTTGAGTAGTTGGGCACGAGAAATTGCCATTTCAGATCACTCCTTATCAGGCAACGCCAGTTGCATTCGTGTACGAATGCTGGCCGATGTTGAACTTCACCAACACATCGGTCTTAGCATCGCCAACAGCCGAGAACGGGCCTTGTGCGAAACCGACCAGACGGAAACCAGCGGTGCCAGCTTGCGTCGTGGCGCTCAGTGCCGACAGCGAGTTGCCCGAGGTGGTGGAGCCACCCGTGCCTGCCGTACCGCTCTGAGCAGCGGCGAAGAGCATGTTTTGACCCAGTTGAGTCTGCGTCACAGGGCCATCGGCCTGGGCTTGGAAAACAGCGCGGTCGTCATCGATGACGTACGCAACAGCGTTCAGCGAACCCGAGGGATAGTACTGCGAGAAGACCGTCTGGCCTTGCGCGTTGACGTACGAGCAGCCCACGAAGACGCCGATGGTGCCAGCGGGGAATGCGTCGCCGGTGCCACCAGTCTCAGTCACGAGGCGGATGTAACCGTCAGTGTGGATTTTCACCACTTGGCCGTAGAAGAGGTTGCTCGAATAGCCGGCGGGGTCAATCAGAAACTGACGCGTTTCGCCTGCGTACGGCAGACCGTCAACTCGGTTTACAGCCCGTAGGCCGTAGGGAGCAGCAGTAGATGCCATTTAAGGACTCCTAAGTTACTTTGAACCAGAACCAAACCCACCTCCGCGCGTCGAACTGGACTTGCGATCCGAGAACAACGGCATCCGTGGATCATTGTTTCGCATGAAGTGGTTGTCCACTGAGTCCATCTGAGCTTGCGCTTGCCGACCGTAATAATCGTCCCGTGAGCGTGCGAGTTCAGCGGGCATCTTGCAGAGCATGAGGCCACCAATCTCCACGTTCCCGGTCTTCTCGTTACCCGGCAGCATAAGTTCAGGATGGTCAACCGCCTTTACCGGCTCCCAACCCTCACGCATCTTTTTGGACACGTTGGTGGGGTCAGACTGACCCAAGATGTGCGTCGCAACCCAGCGATACACATACCCCGGCTCAGGTGTCGGATCGGGCAGTGAACTCGAAGGTGTGTACACCATACGAGCAGATTTTTCGCGTGACTGCATGTCACGGGGGATACGGTTTTGAGTTTCAGCCATTTTGGTTCTCCAGTTTTGCCACTTGTGCAGCGTATTGCTGCGGGGTCAGGCCCAGTTTCTTCGCCAACGCAACTTGCGTTTGAGTCAGTCGAATTTTTCCGACACCCGTAGTACGAGTGGCGGGAGCCACGACCGTAGTAGGTTTCTTTTGAACCTCAACCGTCTTCGGCTTGTCTTCGTTACCACCGAACAATTCGGGGAACTTCGACTTCATGCGACCATCGATCTGGTCGAAATACTCATCGGAGCGAGGGTCAGTGCCCCCGTTGACTAGTTTCTGGTGCAGCCCTAGTGCGTAGCTGGTGAATTCCTCAAACCCCGGTTGCCCGAACCACTGGTTTTTTGCCTGCCAGCGCAGGGATTTCTCGTCGGGTTGAACCTGAGTTTGCGGTTGTTGTTGAGTTTGTACCGGATTTTCCGTGGGTTGTAAAGCCTGCGGACGGAATCTTTTTGCCTCCTCGACTTTCCACTTGGCCTCGGCCAACGCTTCTTGCGCGGCAATGATGGCGTCGGTGTCAAAAGCCTCTTGGGCAGCTTTAAGGTTTCGACGGGCGGCGTCCAGTTCTGTCTCAGCTTCCTTGCGGGCGCTGGTAACCAGAACCTCTTGCCCCTCGTTGTAACTCTTCTTGAGGCGGTTGTTCTCGTCAATCAACTGCTGTGCAAGACGCTCAAGCTCGGCTTTTTCCCGGGCTACAGCCTCTTTCTGACGGCGTTCGTCGTGACGTGCGTGGGTCAATTCCTTGATCCGCGCCTGCACCTTGTCCGAGTAAGTCTCGATCTCTTCTTCGGTCGGGTCAGCAACCTCCCGCTCCAGGGGCTTGCGGCCTCTGTCTTTCTCGGGGGTGTCGTCTACGACCTCGATCTCGACCTCGGTTTCATCCGACGCCTCGACCTTGACTTCGTTCTCCTGCTCGTCAGGGAACTTGTACTCTTCCTTGTCAATTGCCATCTTTCACTCCTTCAAGCGCGGGTGAGTCCGCGAGGGTCTTGCACAACAGCATCAACTTGGTCGTCGTTGATGAGGCGGAATTCCTTGCCAAAAATCTTGAACCGGGTACCCGAGTAGGTACGGACCAGCACAAAATCTCCGGGTTTACACCAAGCTCCCGTGGGGAAACGCTCGGGGTCTTTGTAGGCCGAGGGGCCTTGTTTGAGCACGAACAGCACCGTGGTGGCGTGTTCTTCCTGCTTCATGTACGTGTCGGCCTTGATCAGGCTGGAGTTCTCAAACGTGTCTGAAACGTCCGGCACGATGCACAGCAGTTTGTGACCTGCAGGCTCTGGAAGG